TTACTTCTTCGCCTCTGCAACCACTTTACTACCCACGCCGCGGTTATTGTATTCCCACATGCGGTTGTAGTTAGTGTCATTCAGATTGCGCTGTATTTCGTCGTTATCATCTACGCTGCCGGTATTACCCGCAAACGGACGATTAGAGATCACCGCATCGGCCCACGGTTTAGCCGTGTTAAAACCTTCGTTGATGGCGCTATCACGGATCACCACCTGACCGTTGGTATTGGCATCAACATCCAGCGAGCGGCCCAGTTGCGCCACACCATCACCGAAAGCATTGAAACGGCTGTTTACGGCGAGGAAACCGTAGTAAATGTTGGACAGCGTAGCCGGTGCAAACACATACGCTTCTTGCTGAGTACGTGAGTTCACCACGCGGAATTCGGTGTTATCGAACACCACTGCGCCGCGACCAGAAACGATATCCACATCCCCTTCAATGTAGCTGTTGGTCACCAGCGTACGCGGCTGACGGTTGGTTTCCAGACGGTTCTGCACACCGCTGTTGGTGACAAAGAAGGTGTTCTGACGACCGAGAATGTTAACGTTGTTAATCTGTACCAGGTCACCATCAGTACGCAGTGCCACCGCCGGATGGTTACCTGCATCTACGCTATCGCCCAGCGTGTTTTCGATGGTCAGATTTTGCAGTTGCAGGCCATTGTTTTGTGACCAGAAGACCGCAGAGCAGAGAACACCGATACTGTCGCTGCGTTTGCTCTGGCAGCTATCGTACATATACCACGCTGGTTTACCTGGCATATATTTGCCGCGCGGGTTGACGTCGTGACGCCAGTCGGCAGGGCTCATGCCACCATCAAGGGAAAGCCCAATCTTCACATCAATCGGTTTTTCACCTGTACCGTACAGAGTAATTCCACCCGGAGCGGCAGGGACATATACCGTTCCCTGATACTCACCAGGCATCACGGCAATATACTGGCGCTTGTTGGTACGCTTGATAATTGCCGCATCTACCGCCGCCTGAATCGTGGTATGCGTTACACCTTGAGTGCCCGCCGGGCCGACAACAAAGTCAGGTTGCGCAGGCAGGGTAATCGGGGAAGGATTCCACGCTGCAGCACCTGGTGTCAGGGATGCAAAATAGTGTTGAGCATCGAAATTCTGCGCTTCTTTTGCCGACAGAATCGGGCGAGAAGAGGTACCAGGCGCGGTTTGATCAGAAGGACGTTGATCGGGCGGGGTTGAGCTACAGGCGGTCAGCGTCACGCCAAAAGCCAATGCCAGCGCCAGACGGGAAACTGAAAATGTGTTCACAGGTTGCTCCGGGCTATGAAATAGAAAAATGAATCCGTTGAAGCCTGCTTTTTTATACTAAGTTGGCATTATAAAAAAGCATTGCTTATCAATTTGTTGCAACGAACAGGTCACTATCAGTCAAAATAAAATCATTATTTGATTTCAATTTTGTCCCACTCCCTGCCTCTGTCATCACGATACTGTGATGCCATGGTGTCCGACTTATGCCCGAGAAGATGTTGAGCAAACTTATCGCTTATCTGCTTCTCATAGAGTCTTGCAGACAAACTGCGCAACTCGTGAAAGGTAGGCGGATCCCCTTCGAAGGAAAGACCTGATGCTTTTCGTGCGCGCATAAAATACCTTGATACTGTGCCGGATGAAAGCGGTTCACGACGAGTAGATGCAATTATGGTTTCTCCGCCAAGAATCTCTTTGCATTTATCAAGTGTTTCCTTCATTGATATCCCGAGAGCATCAACATGCAATGTTGTAGGTATGGCAATTTTTACGCCCGTTTTGCTTTGCTCGACATAAAGATATCCATCTACGATATCAGACCACTTCATTTCGCATAAATCACCAACTCGTTGCCCGGTAACAACAGCCAGTTCCATTGCAAGTCTGAGCCAACATGGTGATGATTCTGCTGCTTGATAAATTTTCAGGTATTCGTCAGCTGTAAGTCTTGATCTCCTTACCTCTGATTTTGCTGCGCGAGTGGCAGCGACCGGGTTTGTTGTTATATGGCCTTCAGCTATAGCCTCTCGGAATGCATCGCTCAGTGTTGATCTGATTAACTTGGCTGATGCCGCCTTGCCCTCGTCAATGTATCCATTGAGCATTGCCGCAATTTCTTTTGTGGTGATGTCTTCAAGTGGAGCATCAGGCAGACCCCTCCTTATTGCTTTAATTTTGCTCATGTAATTTATGAGTGTCTTCTGCTTGATTCCTCTGCTGGCGAGTATTTTTTCGTAGCGATCAAGCCATGAATGTAACGTAACAGAATTATCACTGTTGATTCTTGCTGTCAGAGGCTTGTGTTTGTGTCCTGAGAATAACTCAATGTTTGCCTGTATTGCTTCAGTAATTGCTATCCTCCTGTCTCTGCCTAATCCGAACTCTTTACCCGTCCTTGGGTCCCTGTAGCAGTAATATCCATTGTTTCTTAAATAAAGGTTAGGGGGTAAATCCCGGCGCTCATGACTTCGCCTTCTTCCCATTTCTGATCCTCTTCAAAAGGCTACCTGTTACTGGTCGATTTAAGTCAACCTTTACCGCTGATTCGTGGAACAGATACTCTCTTCCATCCTTAACCGGAGGAGGGAATATCCTGCATTCGCGCACCCATCGACGAACTGTTTCAAGGCTTCTTGGGCGTCGCTGGCGAGCGTTCCACTCCTGAAGTGTCAAGTACATCGCAAAGTCTCCGCAATTACACGCAAGAAAAAACCGCCATCAGGCGGTTTGGTGTTCTTTCAGTTCTTCAACTCGAATATTGGTTACGTCTGCATGCGCTATCTGCGCCCATATCATCCAGTGGTCATAGCAGTCGTTGATGTCCTCTGCTTCGATAACTCTGTTGAATGGCTCTCCATTCCATTCACCTGTGACTCGGAAGTGCATTTATCATCTCCATAAAACAAAACTCGCCGTAGCGAGTTCAGATAAAAGAAATCCATCAATTGGTTAGGGTATTTGTAATTCTACGAATTATGTTGTTTTTTAGCTTCAGCTTTCCATTCATCAAAGGCAGTGTCTTTGTTCATGGTGCTGATATTGATCTTACGGTCAATATCATATACACGCCACTCACCGTTAGGCCTCTCTTCGCATCTAACTAAGTATGAATTGCCATTAATATCTATGCGTCTGTCTATTTGCATGAACATTTTCAATTTTCGAATCCTCTTTAATATGCATTTTTTGCTATTTCAGTAGTTTACTATTGATGAGGCGTTATTATACACACTTCATTAATGCAAGCATCTTTATGCTATGCTACTAATTTAGCCATCAATATTCACCTTTATCGCGTACACCTTTACCGGTTTATCGCCGAAGTGCGGATGTGTGATTGTCTTGATTTCATAGCCGCCATACGGAACGTCAATTCTGCGGCTGGAATCGTCGCGCTTCGGATATCCCTTTGTGATAATCAGGCTGTCATACTCCCGTAACATAATTCGCTTATTCCAATAGTCATTACACAGGCGATACTCTTCCGTTTTCTCTCCTCGAATCATGGCATCGAAGTATTCACCTTTGACGGCAAGTTGTAGGTTAGCCACGGTTAACCTCCTGCGGAGTAGCCTTTACAAGCACTGGTGCAAATCCATCTTCATTAAGGTTATGAATATAGACTTCTGTTCTCCTGCGCTCTTCAACGTTTAATATTGTTTCTGGATCATAAACCCATACTTTCATTCGACTATTCCATGAAGAAATCGCTTCAGATCTAGTTCGTTTTTCTGGTCCTTGGGCACCACATTTGCATGACACATAGCGCATTTTCCCTCTGATACTGAATGAGTATCCGATGTTAAGCACAGTGGAACCACAGAATGGGCAGCGATATAGATTCATAAATCATCCACCTTAGGCGCAGCTGAGACAGCAACATTCCAGAACTCAGAAAACATATTGTATGCACCAGATAGATTGGAAGTGGCATACCCTCCAAGCTCACTTCTAATCTGAACGGCTCTCATCATTTCCGGCGTTAACTCCTTCGGCACCATAACCCAACCATCCGGAGTTACCGGAGAGTTGCCATTTATATCGAAGTTTGGCTCTGCGTCCTGAACCAGGAGGATGTAACCATTCTTGGCAGTATCAAGTTCTAACGCCTCGGTGACGGTGCCGAAATAGCGATTGCCTAAATCAGCATCACAAGTGCTTACATCAATGGAAACTTCCATGCCTTCGATTAATTCTGGCAAGTTGTAAGTTTGGCTTACATGTTGGCTACCCTGAAGCATGGCGGCGCGGCAGGCGTTCCAGCCTCTCACCTCTGCAATAGCGGCAACAGCATCAACCGCGTACATTTTAAGAGGGTTAGGCATTGGTTTTTCTTCAGGTACTACTGGCACTGGAGGGGCGGCATAAACAGGAATAACGTCCGATTGCTCTTTATTGCTTTCATCCGTTAAAGCCCAGAATAATTTTCCAGCCGGATGTTTGAAAATATAAGCAACTGGTTCTGCTTCCAGCGATGCCAGCGCCAACTTGAACGCCTGAAGCTCAATGGCACTGTTGGTATCCAGTCCAAACGGTAATTCATCACGATTGGCTTCGTATTCAGCGATAGTTTGCTTCAGCCATTCTTTGGTTAGTTCAGCCATATCCCTAATTCCCCTTGGTGCTGACTTTGACGCCAACCTTGCGAATCTCATCGGCGCATCTGTTCACGATACTCCGGTGAAACTCACAAAAAATTTTCGCCGACTGCGGCCCTAATGGGTGAACATCGTGCGCACGCGGCAGTACAACCTCCCGCGCCTCCATGTCAGCAATCCGCTTGTCTTTGGCTTCCAGCTCATTCAGCAGCGCCAGCAATTCAGCAGATTGATACTGAGATATCTAATCTGCAGAAGCTTGGTAAGGTGGCTGATAACGAGACTATTTCAAAACTTCAGTCATATCGTGATGAGCTTGTTCGCAATGCTGGTCCTGATGGTCCGGTCAATCTGGATTTGAAGCAATTAAGCGATCTGCGCAGCCAGTTCAGAATGGACGTGAAGGGTGAGCGACCAGTGTTACCAAACCGTTCCGATGCTGCCATTCAGCGAGTTTACAAGGCGATGACCGACGATATCAATGGTGCCATTGGTCAGAATCTTGGCAATGATACTCTTCGTAAATATCAGCAGGCCAATGCCGTCTACGCTGACGAAGCGGCGAAACTAAAGAATACCAGGCTGAAGAATGTTCTCATGAAAGGCGACCTGACTCCGGAAGTTGTCAACAACATGCTATTCAGCAAGAACAAATCGGAAATTAAGACTCTGTATAACTCAGTTGGTCGTGTTGGCAGGGCGCAAATGCGCAATGGCATCATTGGAAAGGCGATGGAGAAATCAGGTGGTTCCCCTGACCAGTTCCTTCGGCAGCTTAATATCCTGCAAAACCATACTGGCATCACATTTAAGGGGCAGGACTCTGCTTATCTGAAAGGATTAAAAAACTACCTGCAATCCACGCAGCAGGCTGCAAAAGCGGCAGTAACAACACCCACAGGGCAGCAAACTATCCCGTTCATTATTGGGTATGGGACGGCAATGAACCCGGCGACAACTGGCGCAGCAGTAAGCTATGGACTTCTTACGCGCGTCTATGAGAGCGAGCCATTCAGAAATGCAATGCTCCGAATGGCAAACACCCCGCGCGGATCAACAGCGTTTGAGAAAGCCATGCAGCAGGCACAAAAGGCAATTAACGCTATGACGCAGGGGGCTAAGTCTGATGCGTTGTCAGAATAGCTTTTCAAACACCAGGAAAGTACAAAAACCAAATATGTAGAATGCAATATTCATCATATCTCTTTGCATAAATCCTCCGTAATGGATGGTTAGTTGCTGTCTTTTTTATATAGCTCCTTGAGCGTATCAAAGACAATTTTCTTAACCATATCAGATTGTTGTTCTGCCATACGCTCTGCATCGTCAATGTAAACTGATGCAGAGCTTTGTTTATCCAATGATTCTTCAATCGCTGCAATTATCTCTGAGTTCAGCGACCTGTTATTCATCTTCGCACGCTGCTTAATTTTCGCGTGGAGTTCATGCGGAAGTCTCAAGTGAAACTGCGCCTCGTCGTATTTGCTGTACATCCTTGATGCCTCACCAGTTGGGTGGAATGGCATCGTAACCTACTGGATAAATACTCAACAGTACCATTTCGGTATGCAATCACATCATGATTGCATCATATCATTCGTCTGGAGCAATGAAATGTCAGATATCACCTACTCAACAGATGGTCAGCAACCATGTTTGCTGCCTTATAAGCTATAGCAGCTTCATCAATGGTGTTGAATCTCCCAAGGGTTATGTTTTTACCTGAGACATTTATCTGAGCTTGCCATTGATTTCTGGCTTGACAGAAAGTTACCCCCTTGATCCCAGCATTGCTATTTCGAGGTCCGACATTTAATGCATTTACGACTCTGCTGACATCCCTAAGGTTTGAGATTGCGTTATTTCTTCTGTTTCTATCAATGTGGTCAATCTCTTGTTTGGGCCATTCGCCATATACATACAGCCAGGCAAGTCTATGTGCAAAATATCTTACGCCATCAATATTAATTGCGTTATATCCATAAGAAATTGTGCCAGCAACTTTCCCAACAGCACCTCTGGCGCTTAATTTCTTTTTCCAAGTGAAAATTCCTGTTTCTTTATTGTAATCGAGAACCTCCATAAGGCGCTCCCGAGTTACTACCTCGTGACGTCTCTTACTCATTATTTTCTCCGGAATGTTTATTATGCCAGAACAATTATACAACGTTGTTGTTTCACAACCAAGTCAGTTATTTACTTTAGCTCGCTCGTTTAAAGCAAATGCCAATGGCAAAATTTATATCGGAAAAATTGACACTGACCCTGTAAATCCTGAAAACCAGATTCAGGTTTATGTGGAAAACGAAGACGGCTCTCACGTTCCTGTATCGCAACCAATCATCATTAACGCTGCTGGTTACCCGGTATATAACGGACAGATTTCCAAGTTCGTAACCGCGCAAGGCTATTCTATGGCTGTGTACGATGCATACGGCTCTCAGGAGTATTACTTCTCGAGAGTTAAAAATGACACGCGGTCAGTCACATCATTCCTGAGTAGCAGGGAATTATGGAAGAAGTACTTGAAGGAATTTGGAATCGTTCTAGTTGATGGTAGCTTTGAGGAAGGGGCAACAGTTAGCGCACCAAATCAGGCTGTATGGTATAAGTTTGATGGAAAGTGCTATGCAAGAGTAACCGGAGATAGCGTTATCGTTGCATCTGGCTCATCGCCAGACTCAGGCTGGACATCTGACATTGGCTCACGCATTAAAGCGTGGCTCCCTAATACATCACCAAATACAGATGTATCTACGCGTTTGCAGGCATTGCTTACAGTCGGGAAAGGTGAGATTAAAATCCCTGACGGGCGCTATACGGTAAACACCGTCCTTATTACTAACTTTAGCGATTCATCATTCCCATCACTGGGGGCTGGCAGTCCACGTTATAATTTTAGCGGTTCATCGATTAACAATACTATTTTCACGGTTTCTGATAATTACTTGCTGAATCACACTGGTGGGGTGAGCGGAACTGTAGTTCATGGAACAAACACTTATATGAGAACCGGTGATTGTCAGATAATTGGAACTGGAGCAACAAGTAGCGGTGGTTTCAAGTTTAGTTTTTGCACATTTATTGAAGTCGAAAATATACGTGCAGCATTGCTTGGAATTCCAGTGTATTTTGCAAACTGCATATATAACTATGTGCGAAACATCAGAGTTGATAATTCTCTGTACGGCATATTTACAGAAAGTTCAGATCCATCATTCCCAACAAATTCAACATTTGTTGATGATTCAACATTTACTTACTGCTCAAGATATGCTGTAGAGGCGACCATTGGTCTCACCTTTAACATGACCAATTGCAGTATTGAGAAAAATGGTGTACAAGGTGATGTAAATACTGGTGGGATTTATTTAAAGGTTACTGAGCCGTTAAGTGTTATAAATATCACTGGAACGTATTTTGAAGCAAACAAAGGAAATGCTGACATAACTGTCCTTAACTCTGGCGGCGGCACCATAGTCGTAAATTTAATAGGTTGCACGTTTAACAGAGGTAACTCAGATGGGGGTTATACATTAACAAACTTCAAATCACTGTCTCATGCAGGGGTTGGTAAGATTATACTAAATCTACAAGGGTGTCATTTCTTCTCAAATACATCGTGGGGATTTACTCCATCGGCTGATAAACCTTTTATTACACCTGACACATGGCTTACTGTTAATGGTCTGGATACATGTACATTCAGTGAAACAACAAGTCTACCAGACACTATTCAATCAAGCTCATCCAGTATTAGCGTCAAGGTTGCTGCGGATGGTACAAAAATCAGCGGCCCATCCTACATCACAACGTCAAAAACAGGAACTGGAGTTTATTCAGTAACAAGTAATTATCCATTAGGTACATCGCCTGTTGGCAATGATTATTCCGTAATGGCTATATCCAACATCGATGGTTTTGTTGTTACAAGCTCGGCAAATCAAAGTGCAACTTCCTTTAATGTAAGAACTAAAAGTTCTTCCGGTTCCGCTGCAGACACAGCCTTTAGTGTGACAATTACAAGACGAATTGGGTGATTAAGGATGGCGCATATGCGCCATCTTTTTATTTATTGATTACGCAATCATAAAAGGCTGATACCTGACCTAAATTACCAAAAAACCAATACTCTCTGTTGTTAATATATCTATATGTATATGGCGTTGAGATTCTATTAACTTTAATTCCATTTTTACACGACCCATTAAACCTTGCAGATTCAATTGTTGATTCTCTTAATGAATCTTGTGCTGAATATGCAACAGCTGCCTTAAGAGCAAGTAATGATGATGGAACCGACAGTAACACGATGGATAGCAAAATTATTATTGATGCCTTGCTTTGTTGTGATATCACCAAAATAGTGGAGCGAGTTATAACTGCTGTCATTATGCACCATGAGAACATGAATGCCCTTGCTTCTGTGTATGGTGACATAATCATTGAACCATCAACAAGAACAGCGGCAATAATACAGAGCCATATTTTTACACTCGCTTTATTGGTATAAATTAAATATCCAATTGAAATAACGGATATAAACATTAAAAACCATGATGTAGTTACGAAAACAGTGATAACATCAATAATTCTTGCCGTGATGTAATCAATGCTCATTCCATTGTAATTTAAAGCATGTTGATAAAATTCCTTTCTCCGTACTGTTGATGGAGCTAGAACAATGATAATCCATCCTGCCAACACAAAAATCATAGGAATAATGCGCTTTATTGATAGATTATCATTAATAAAACAAAATAATAACATCGTTATAAGTAAAGCAACTGGTACATTTTCAAAACTAAGTCCAGCCAAGAGACATGCAAATAAATACACGCAATAATATTTTATTTTTATTTTTTCAATTAAATTGTAATTTATATACACAAGCAATACCGATAGCGTTATTACCATCGGTTGCAGGTATCCAGCATTTGCTGTTTTCCAGAAAAAAACCTCAAATCCAGGCCAGAACGAATATATTGCAATAATTGAAACGCATGTCCCAAACATAGCGTTATTGCTATCATCTGAGAAAATCCTGAAAATAATATAAGATAGGGCCAAAAAAGAAATAATTGATACGACTATAAAAAATGTTGGCGGCATGCTCAAGTTAAATATTGCAAGTTGCTCACCAAGCCTTGCGTTCCACATTTCAATTTGTCTTGCTGATCTTTCAACTGAATACATGATTCTTGTAATCAAGTCGTGATTAATGAATCTTTTGGTTAATGCAAAATCCTCACCAGCCAATGGGAATATTGAGAATGTTATTGCATAAACAGATGTAAGAAAGCCTGCAACTATGTAGATGCAGCGATTTATGTTATTTACCACATTCCCCTCCTTTCAGAATATAGCGCGGACGATGCTTAACTTCTGTATAAATTCTGCCAATATATTCACCAAGAACGCCGATTCCAATCAATTGAATGCCACCGAGGAATAGTATTGATACAAGAAGTGACGGATACCCAGGAACGTTGTTGCCAAACATCAGCTTGTCAATAATCATCCACGAGCCATACATAAATGACAGGCTGGCGACAAAAAGGCCAATGTATGTCCACATTCTCAGTGGTAAGGTAGAGAAGCTGGTGATTCCTTCGAGTGCCAGATTCCATAACTTCCACCCGTTGAATTTAGAATCACCTGCGACGCGTTCTGCCCTGGCATACTCAACAACATCTGTGCGTCCGCCAACCCAGCTCAGCACGCCCTTCATAAATAGGTTGCGTTCCGGCATGAGTTTTATGTTCTCCACGACCTCGCGGGACATCAGACGGAAGTCACCAACGTTTTCTTCAATCTTCGGATGACTAATTTTGTTGTGCAGTTTATAAAACCACTCAGCGGTTTTTCGCTTTAATCTTCCATCAGTAGATCGATCTGATCGTTTTGCAAGCACCATATCAGCACCTGCCTGCCACTTTTCAATAAGATGAGGAATAACCTCAATCGGGTCTTGCAGGTCAACATCAATTGGAATTACAGCATCTCCGGTTGCATGGTCTAACCCTGCAAACAATGCTGGTTCTTTACCAAAGTTTCGTGTAAATGACAGCGGAACAACTAGAGGATCTGAAACGGACAGAGCGTTAATGATTGACTCCGTAGCGTCTTTGCTACCATCATTTATAAAAACAATTTCCACTTCATATGGCTTCAACTCTTCGAATTCACGTACCGTTTTATAAAAAATTGGTATCGCTTCCTCTTCATTGAAGACAGGAACGACCAGAGATATCTTCATTTCGCATCCCTAAAGACAATGAACTTTGAATAGACGAAACCGCACACCAAGCTGATGGCGGAGAAGGTGACAAGAGTGACAATTGGAGGAAGTGCACATCTATCAGCAGCCCATCCAACAGTAGCACTCAGTGTTCCCATGAACCCGACATATAACATGTAACGCATCGTTGTAGTTGATGCTTTGAATGTGAATTTTGCATTCGCGAAGAAGCTAAAACTCACAGCCACAACAAAACCTGCGAAGTTTGCAAGAGCCTGATTTGTATGCGCGGCATAGATACATACACCAAAAACCACCCAGTGTATAAGTGTGTTCAGCACACCAATCGAGGTGTACTTTGCAAATAGCTTTAACATTTATTTAATCAATGAGTTCATGAAAGGCATGAAGTCTATCATCCAAGTCTCAATCGATCGATACTTGCTATGGTTGATGAGACAAAACTGAGACACACAAAGCTTTGCACTGAATTGCAAGGCTTTGTTCTTCTCTGGAGTGCGACAAGTTTGATGACAAAAAATTAGCGCAAGAGGACAAAAAATCACCTTGCGCTAATGCTCTGTTACAGGTCACTAATACTATCTAAGTAGTTGATTCATAGTGACTGCATATGTTGCGTTTTGCAGTATTATACAGTCTATTTTTTAAGCCAAATGTATTGTAAGTGATTGCTATTAATGATTTTTGCTGTTTCTGGTTCAGCTTTTTTATACTAACTTGAGCGAAACGGGAAGGTAAAAAGACAAAAAGTTGTTTTTAATACCTTTAAGTGATACCAGATGGCATTGCGCCATCTGGCAGAGTGATTAACTAAACATCGCAGTAATCGAGGCGCTTGCCAGAGAGTGGAAATGAACGTTAAACCCGACCATCGCGCCGCTGGCACCTTCATCGACATCAATACGTTCTATATCCAGCGCGTGAACGGTAAAAATGTAGCGATGAGTTTCGCCTTTCGGCGGTGCTGCGCCATCGTACCCGGTTTTACCAAAGTCGGTACGCGTCTGCAAAACGCCGTCTGGCATTGCTACCAGACCAGAGCCAAACCCTTGCGGTAATACGCGGGTATCAGCGGGTAAGTTAACAACTACCCAGTGCCACCAGCCGGAGCCGGTTGGCGCATCCGGGTCATAGCAGGTGACGACAAAACTTTTCGTTCCCGCAGGAACATCATCCCACGCCAGATGCGGTGAAATATTATCGCCATCGTAACCCATGCCGTTAAAGACATGACGATGCGGCAACTTATCGCCATCGCGCAGATCATTACTGATGAGTTTCAT